GGCAGTGGAATCAGTCATGGAACGTGCTTACAAAAAACGCCGACCGAGCAGTAATAAGCCTCGGCACCAACGACCACATCGGCGTAAACACTAAGTCGGAACTCATAAAGGCGAGGAATAAGATCGTCGCTAGACGAGTATATTGGATCCTTCCGTTTGGTAACAATCCGAACTCAAAAGTAACAGTTGAGCAGATTCAAAAGATTGTGAGAGAAGTAGCGGCGATCTATGGAGATACCGTTATCGAAATCACCAGCGTACAGCCTGATAAGATTCATCCCAGCTGGGAGGGATACAGGCGTATAGTTGAGGATGCTAAGCGTTAGGCTTCAGTGGCGGAATTAGTAGATGTACCTACGTATTGCGGAGGTATTAATAAAATTAAGTCAGGAGGCACATGCTCTGGAAGCGGCACGATGTCAGAATGATGATCTATGATTTTTCTTTTCTGAAAGGAAGATAATCATTATGTAATGTGGAGAATTTGATATGACTAGTTCTGGATGGAATACGCGCCGGGTATATCTATTCGAGGCCCAATACTTTCGCGGGCATCCTCTGAGTAGAAATATGCCGATGGCTAAGCTACGTCGCATAGCCATGAAAATATGGCACGATTTATTTTCCACATCTGGTCGAGATTACTATCCACTGCCTAATATTCGCGCAGGTCGTGGTGTAAAATATAATGGATCTCTGTATAGCTACTATGAAAAATACTGTGGAATTGTGCTCGCGAGAAATCAGCGCAATATTGTGATTTTAATTCATGAACTAACCCATGCTCTTGGATATGATGATCATGATAAGGCGTTTGTAAATCAATATTTTAAGCTGTTGCGTAAATTTACGGATATAGATAGTAGATCACTAAATCGCGCGCGGATCAAGTACAAAATTTAGGTATTGATAGAATGCCGGATTAGCACAGTGGTAGTGCAGTGGTTTTGTAAACCACAGGTCGGGAGTTCGAATCTCTCATCCGGCACCATTAAGCGGTTGACATTGCAATTATCATGATATATAATGAAATAACAAATGATTGACATGATGACATGACCGCAACACAAGCTAAAAGCACACTCAATCTAATGACTCAGTTTCGAGCTATGGGTCGTCCATGGCGCATGGACGAATGGGACTATATCATAACTGGGCGGTCGTTTCTTAATTATGATGATGCGATTGATTATCTCAACCGGGTTATTGCCATGAACAGCAATTATGATGAGGATATTATATATGACGTATGATAAAATTGGACTGCTTGAGGCAGCCCTCAATAATGTGATTACCGTTCGATTTATCAAGGTGAATGGCGAAGAACGTACTATGAAATGTACGCTACTCAGGGAATATCTTCCTCCTCAGAAAGATATCGAGGAAATAACTACGAAAGAAAATCCGAATGTTCTCGCGGTATGGGATATCGAGGCCATGGGTTGGCGAAGCTTCCGCGTCGATTCGGTGTTGGATGTAACTTTGCCCGCGGTCTATACCCCGTCGAAAGAAATTTAGTAATGACAAAACTTAATATTACTGGGCTCAAAAGTGAGTCAAAGAACATCGATCCGAATAGCGACGGCACGTATTCGCATATCGGCGCGCGTGGCGGTACCGAAATGATAGCCGAGCAGATTCGTAGTCGAGTACCTCCAGAACTTCTTGCCAAGTTCAATCTTATTCATTCGCGCGTGCGGGAAGAAAATATCTCTAAGGATAAGAGTAATATTCTTGTTCTACATGACACATGGGACGATCCCGAAAGTCAGCACCTTAAAGATAAGAAGAGCTTAGATCGGTTTTCCAAATTAATTTTTGTGTCGCACTATCAGCAGGCCACCTTCAATATCGGGCTGGGCGTTCCCTTCAATAAGGGAGTGGTCATTCAAAATGCAATTGAACCGATTACGCTTACTCCCGACGATAAGAAGTCCTCGATTATTCGATTCATCTATCATACCACACCACACCGAGGGCTGGAGCTTCTTGTTCCTGTCTTTGAAAAACTGGCTGAGAGTGTGCCCAATATTCATCTGGACGTATATTCGTCGTTTAAGATTTATGGATGGAATGCTCGCGATGACCAATACAAGAATATCTTCCAGCGAATTATAGATCATCCCAATATGACGTATCACGGGTATCAACCCAATGAAGTCGTGCGCGAGGCACTAAAAAAGGCTCATGTTTATGCATACCCCAACATCTGGCCAGAGACCTCATGCATCTCCGTGATCGAAGCCATGAGTGCTGGATGTAATGTAATATGTCCAAATTTTGCGGCTCTACCCGAAACCTGCGCCAACTTTGCTACGATGTATGGATTCAATGAAGATTACAATGCACATGCTAATATGTTTGCGGCTATTGCTCACATGATGATCCGTGAATATTGGCAGGAGAACAATCAGAATAAGCTAAAGTTTCAGAAAATGTACTTTGATAATTTCTACAACTGGAATATACGAGCGCAACAGTGGAATGCTTTGTTAAGCTCTATGGCGAATTGATATGAAAGATATTAAAATTGCCGCCGACTTATTTAGATTTATCGGCGCAGAACCTAGCTGGGCTAACTTCGATCCAACTAAGGTTGATGATAATGAGCGCCGTATTATGAATGCGTATAATTGGTATAATTATGCAGTGGCAGATAAAGATAAGAATAAGCTCGTAGCGGACTATATCAGTAAAAATGCGGCCACAAGCGATGATGTTCGTGCTATCAATGCGCTAGATTGTTGGCAAATTCCCAATTGGTTCCTATCTCAATGTCGAATGCAATTACGCGGACTGATTTTGTCGGATGACCGTAAGAAGGCATTCGATACCAGGCTACAAGATATGATCCGCCTTGGAATGGAGAAACTTGAAAAAAATAAGATCAAGACCCAGACAACGGCCGTCGGTTCAGTACACGACAATATTCGTTTGTCTGCACATAATAAGTCCGCCTATATCGATGATCAAGTCGATAAGATGTTCTCAGATCCGAAGCATACATTCAATTGCTATGAATGGCTATTGGCCGAGAAGGTTGGGCCCATGGTTGCAGTGAGGCTGGGCGATATGTATCGTGATGAACTAGACGAAATTGAACTCGCGCTAAATAAAGGCGATATACAGGTCGTTGAAGGTTATTCGTCGTATAGTAAAAAGCATCTAATCGCTGTTCGAGATTTCTTTCGAGCAATAATTGCAGACTGTGAAACTTGGGCGCGAAATCAGAAGAAGAAGCCCAGAGCGAGAAGAAAGACTACCAAAAGTGCGGATCAACATGTTCGCAAGCTTAAGTATATGAAGGAATTCCCAGAATTAAAGCTGGTTAGTATCGATCCATCCAAGATCGTCGGCGCAAATGAATTGTGGGTATTCAACACTAAATACAGAAAGCTACAGCATTATGTGGCACGTGATCGTGGCGGACTGCAAGTCAAGGGAACTTCCTTGCGTAATTTTCACGATATTAATTCTGTCGCCAAGACGCTAAGAAAGCCCACGGAGGTATTGCCCAATATCATGACTGGTGGAACTAAAGCAGTTAGCCGAGTATTTGACGCCGTAAGATCCGTGGCCACCAAGTGCAATGGGCGTATGGGAGAATCGTCCATCATTCTTCGCGTCATTTAAATGCGCGATACATCAAATGTAGTTCATTCTTTTCCTGTCAATAGGATAGTACGCCGATCATCATCCCCACAGAATTATTCGGAGCGACTTAAGAAGCATCACATAAATCAGATTCTGGATGACAAAGCAACGATTCTAGCTGTGCAATTACTACTCGAAGGCATCGATATTGATGATGTTGAATTCACAAAGGGGTTCTCGCTAGCTATGGAATTTCTTCGTGCAGCACTATATAAGACGTATGGTATTGATCATCCTCTACAATTAACCGCGACTGAAATAATTAATCATATAACGAAGAAACCGAAACAGTAAATTCGTCCTTAACTTCTATAACATGAAATAACAATATTATGATTCTTCTAGACCTCTCACAAGTTATGATTGCCAATATCATGATATATCTGACTCGCCACAATGGTGCATCCCAAATTGTAGATGAGAATACAATACGTTATATGGTATTGAATAGCATTAGGTTACTTCGCAATAAATTCAAAGAATCCTACGGCGAGATGATAATCTGCTGCGATTCCAATGATGTATGGCGAAAAGATATTTTTCCGCACTATAAAGCCAATCGTAAGAAGATGAGGGAAACTTCTACCGTCGATTGGACTTCGTTATTTAATGTTTTGGGAACAATACGTAATGAGCTTGGCGAACATATGCCATATAAGATTTTGCAAATTCCTAGGGCCGAAGCTGACGATGTTATAGCTTCACTGTGCCATGAATACGGTAAGACCATGCGAAACGCCGGAGAAAATATTATGATTGTGTCGGGCGATAAGGACTTTGCCCAGCTTCAGAAATATGCCAACGTGTATCAATATGCGCCGATACAAAAAAAGAATATCACCGTAGATAATCCCGAAAGATTTTTACGCGAGCATATTATGCTTGGCGACCGAGGCGATGGCGTACCTAATTTTCTATCTGACGATGATACTTTCGTTTCTGATAAACGCCAGAAGCCCGTAATGCGTAAGAAACTGGACGAATGGTCTGTCCTCGAT